GTTTCTTCTATCGGTTGCTCTTCAACCTTTGTTTCCGTAGTTTGTTCTACTTGATTTTCTTCTGCCATTTAATACTCCCTGTTATATAGACCAATCTGGATCAGTTGGAATCCAAGTATGTCGGCAACGGTATCCACCTCGAACTATAAAAGGATCGCCTGGACTTTTGCCTTTCCACCCCTCAGAATTCCACTTCTCTCGGATTTCATCTTCGGTTAGTCTATTGTTTAGCATATCTCTACAAAATTGTCTAGAATCCCTTATTAATGTGCCTGTGTAGATAAAATGAGTTAGTCCTGCGTCTTTTGCTTTTTTAATTGTAAATTGTCCATGAAATTGCATAACTGAATCATGTGCTATTTGACTAGCATATCTTCTTAAATTATTTCCTGCACGATCCGCAGCATATTGAGTTTGTAATTTTCTTATCGCTTCATTTACTCTTTTTTCCATTTTAGGATTGAATTTATTTTCATTAATAAAATCAACAAGTTCGTTTATTTCTGCGATATTTGATTGTTGATATACTCCGTTGATATGTCCTCTAATATTAGAAACCATATCGTTAAAAGGTCTGCCAGCTATTACACTTTGATAAACTTCATCATTTATTACTTTAAGAAATCTTTCAGCAATATCTTCAAATCCTTGAAATGTTTGTGTTTTTAATAAATCTATTGTCGTTAGATCAACTTGTGTAAGTCCACGAAAACTAGCAGGAATAGGCATTTTTCCAAAAGTATCTAATACAACTTTTGCAATTTTATTATATTCTTCATTAATAATGATATCAGCTTCTTGTAAAAATGTTTCTTGGATAGCTCTTCTTAATTGTGGTTGTAAAGCTATTGCTAGTCTAATATCTGTTTGATCTAAATTCCCTTTGAAACCTGTTGTAACTGTATTAACGACATCTTCCTCTAATCTATATAAAACATTTAATATTCGTTCTTCGTGTTGATCAGCTAATTGATCTAAAATTTTGGACATAAATTATAATGGAAAATTTTTCTTCCATGCTCTTATTGACCAATATGCAGGACTCAAAGTTTTTTGTCCTTTTACTTGTTTTAAAACTCCACCCATTCTTGCAAGAAATGATCTTTGCCTTGCTGGTATATTTTTTTTGATTGACATATTCGGGTCGCCAAAACGAACTTTCTTAACATTATTAGTTTTTTTATCTTTTACATAGACTGCAAATTTTTTTCTTTGACCTGGCGTACGAAATGGTTTTCCTAGTGTAACTTTTCTACCTTGATATGTAGCCATTATCTTTTCTTTTTTTTCTTTTTAGCTTTTGAAGGCAATATTCCTCTAGCGACTGCTCTAGCTCTTTCACTAAATCCTAATTTTTTTCCTTTTCTAATTTTTTCTCTAATTGTTGAAAGTTTTGCTACCATTATTTTTTTCTTTTTCGTTTACTTGCTCTTCTAATAATATCTGTATCAAATGTACCACTACGACCACGACTAATTAATTTATTGACTCTAGCCATAGCCCATGCATTCATAGGTATTCCTCTACGACTACCACCAGATAAAAATGCACCTTGACCTCTACGATAAGATGCTTTTAAATCTGCTAAATTAAATAATTTAGATTTTTTAGCTTTTCTTTTAAGAGTCGCTAGAGTTGATGCTGATAATGCTTTTCTAAATTTACTAGCCATTATGATTTTGTCCTACTTCTAAGCAATGATAAAGGTATTCTAGCACCTGATCTATATAAACTACTAACTTGTTTAATTAAATTTGCTCTTCTAACTTTCTTTGAACCTTTGAGACCAGACAAATATTTTTTAGGAACATTTGTTTCTTTATCTCTAGGAACTTTTCTAACTTTCTTCTTCTTCTTCTTCGCCACCGACTGTTTGTCCTTCTACTTCTGTTGTTTGAAATTGTCCTCTAACTGTTCTAGTCAAATCTATTTCATCATTAATTCTTTTAATCATTTCATTATTATCAATGACTGCTTCTGCTATTTGTTTATCTAATTCTTTATTAAATGTTTCAGATTTGATGCCACTAGCTTTAGCCATTTGTAAATATTGAAGATCATTAGCCCAATCTCGAATATCAAAAGTATCTGGATAATCTACTGAACCGTCCCAATCTCTATCCTGCCAATTTGCAAATAAAGACCAAATATGTTCTTCTGCATTTTCTAAATAATCAGCTTTCTCGGATAACCGAGCATTTAACAGCTGAAATTCTGTCTGAAGTGCAATGCCACTTGCTATCTGAGTTCCTGTTGCTCTTACTGAACCCATATGAGTGATACGATCTATTGCATCAACTTTATTTTGAATACATTTCATTATTCCGTCTAAGTTTTGTCCACTTGGTTGAATAATATAAGGTTTCAAATCTGATTGTAAGTCCTCTGGTATTTCTATGATAGAACCAGCACCTGCGCTGGCTTCGACATTAGGAGTCTTTACTAAGCTAGGGTGGTTTGCTAATCTAATTAATTGTTCTTTTTCTGAATAGTCGTTATAGATAGACTGTTGTAAAAATGCAACATCTGCCAAATCACTTATGCCGATTGGTCGTTTATTACCTCTTAAATTATAAACATTGACTGCAGGAATCTTTCCTATTGGATTAGGAACTTCTTCTATAAGTTTTGCATCACCGTCTGCATATTCTTTGTCGTAATCATCAACTTCATATGTCATTATAGATTCTTCTGTAAATAATTTTAGAATAGCTCTATCTGCGTTTATATCTTCTACTATAAGCAACATATCTAAATAGAATCTACCACTTGCAGCTCTTCTATAATTCCAGTTGACGATATTTTCTGGAGTATAAATTGACATGTAAGGTCTTATGTCTTGTTGTAATTCTTCTGCTCTAGTCTTTGCATTTGTCTGTGGCTTATCAATAATAACCCAACAGTTTCCATAGATACTTGCATTCATTTGAACTTCTCGCATGACAGTATCAAAACTTCTTCCATCCAAATCTGCATCAGCTAAAAAAGATTCTAATTGTGGGTCGCCATCAAGTGTTCCATAATCTCTAGTAGGAGGAACTCGCCATAAAAAACTTGTATAGATTTGTACTACATTTTTACAATGATTGTCTAATGGAGTATGTCTAATTCTTTGATCGTATTCTTCTGGACTTTCTAAAATATATCTATGTAAATAATATCCATTTTTATAATCATTTCCACCAAGATAACTACGAATATAAAATTCCCAATTAGCAATATTTGCATGCCATAGTGAGTGTTTTTTTTGTAAGAATTCTCTGTTCATCAACTCCACCTTCTAGGAGGACTGGTAACAAAATTTCTTTTTAGAGGATAATTATATTCTATCATATATCCTAATGCATCGTTCATATGATCATAGCCACTTTCTTTATCTGGTATATGTGTTCCTTCTTTGTATATTTGTCTTTCTATGCTTTTTATTACATTTTTGCAACTATTTAGAATGAACAAACTATTTTTACCATTTACATTTTTTAGTTTTGAGTTCACTGCATTGATTCTATCTCTTACTAAAGGTGCTGTATTTCTTGACTTCACTTCAAAGCCTGAATTTTTAAGAATAGCTAAATCAGTTAAACCTCCAGCAGATGTTTTTCTTTGTCTTGCACTTGGGTCAGGATAAACCACTATTTTATTTTTATATCTTGTTTTAATCTCGTCGCACATTTCATTTGTATTACTACTATAGATTTGTATTTCATCTATAACAATAATAATATCATTTTCTATTACAGAAACAACTGCACACATAGGGTCTACATTGAAATCTAATCCTATATGCAAAGTTGATTGTCTATTTATAAATTTATCAATTAAGTTTTTTTCTCTATCAAAATTATAATAAATCATTCCAGAATAATTTACGAAAGTCGCTTCATATTCTTGCTGAAAGGTTCGCATGTCTAAATCTTCTTTTGCTTGATCAATCTCGTCTTGCATGACTTGTTCACCTTCAAGTGTTGTATATTTAAAAGATTTCCAATCAGTATTAGTTTCGCCTAATTTATAAAGATCATATGACCAATTACCGAAACCACGAGGACTTCCACAGAAAAGTGCATGCCCCTTAGTATCTGATAATGTTGGTCTTAATACTTCATACCAAGCCTGCTTATGAATATCTGCGAATTCGTCCATTACTAAGAAATCTAAACCAATACCACGCAAGCTATTTTCGTTATCTGCTCCTCTCAAGGATATTCTTGAATTATTTCTTAATATGATAGTAAGATCACTATTATTCACTGATTTTACCCATTTATGCTTAATCAATCTATCTTTTAAATCATTCCAACATATTGATTTAGCTTGACGATAACTCGGAGCTACATACCATACTTTTTTATTTGATTGACTTGCAAATTTAGCCAATTCATTGATAGCTAAAAATGTTTTCCCAAATCGCCTTCCTGTTATGAGTACTCGGAATCTTGCCTTATGTGATATTACTTCCTTTTGAGGTTTTGATAATGGCATCAATCATTTGACCAAGGTAAAGGAGTTTCTAGTTGATTTTCTTCTAATTTATCTTGTTGTCCTAAAAGATTTTTACCAAGAAATATTAACATAGCCACATTAC